GCCACTTCTCAGCTTCTGGCACTTGCATGAATAACTCAGGGGTGTTGATAATCTCACAGCCCACCATGTAGGCTTCATAGTCAATGTAAAGGGTGCGACCGATAATGTGGCAACGCACCAAAACTGTCGGGTCAATTGAAAAGCCCCAATCAGCCCCAAGTCGGTGGATAGCATCTGGCGGTGCTTCAAAGTCATCAATGCGCCAGTTCTTAAATACCTTGCTGTTGCTGTTTTGTAGGTACTGACCCATCCAAACGTGCTGGTATTTGTCAGGGTCTCTGCGCTTGTCGTATTCCATCTCGTCTTTTAAGACTTGCGGAAACCACGGGTTATCGCCAAAGTTGACCTTGATTACTGCTGCATCCTTTGGCGGCTCTGGCCCACGTAATAGAAAATCCACAGGATCAGACTGCTGCCTTGGATTCCATGTGAACCACAATTCGCTGTTTGGCTTGCGGATTGTTGGTCTCAGCAAGTCCAGGCTTGTCTGGCTCAGACTTTGGGCTTCCTCAACCCAAGCGCAATCATAGCCTTCTAGCGACTTGATGCTGTCGGCTGTGTGATTTTGCATACCCTGAAAGATAATCGCCCCATCGCCCTTTTTGGACTTGATGACCGAATCTTGAACCTCAAAGTATGCGCCAGCGTTCATGGCCTCGATCTTGGTCTCAAGTAGCCGCTTGACTGATTGGTTCAAGGATTTCTGTATTTCACGCACACAAACGCTTCTGCGCTTGGGGTCAATGATGTGCTCTTCAATCATCAACTCGGCAAAGGCATGAGACTTTCCGCTGCCCCGACCACCCCATGCGCCTTTATATCGGCTTGGTTTTGTCAATGGCAATGCCCAGCGAGGCGTATCAATCTTCAGTATTTTTTGCATCCACCACCACACGCTCGATGCGCTCAAACAATAAGGGCGCACCATCTGCACCAGTGTGTTCTTGCTTGACAGTCTCAGCCCAGCGCATTTGTGTCTTTGTCCACCAGATAAGGCTTGTGGTGTCGCCACCCACGGCTTTGCTGTACAGCGTCTTGGCAATCTGCCCATTGGCTTTGGCTTTGCCCATGTCCAGCTCGTGCCTGTAATATTTGCGGAGGGTCTTGTCATCGATGCCTACCAAGCAGGCAATGGACTCGTGAGGCAAGCCTAATCCCGAACTAGACTCGACTAGCTTTTTTGTCTCATCGGTTGGCTTATGAGCCTCTTGCGGAATGATTGGCATATTTTATAAAGGGGAACTCGCTTAAATTTTAAGCAGTTTTCTCGGTTTATGTCAAAAAAAGGGGGACTTTCACCCCCAAAAGCTGGCAACTGCATTTTGTCAGCGTGCTAATTTTGCAATGTCTGGTACAGAAATGTCAACAGGCCATTGGTTTGTGTCCACTAACAATTGAACTGTTTTGAAGTGGGCAATGTTCCATGCTTGCTGTCTTTCAGCTTTTGACCACTTTGCACCTTGGTCGATGTCGTAATGGCAAGTTTGGCAGAGTGCCGCAATCAAATTATCGTCAGCCTTGATTCCTCGACCTTTGCCACCACCCCAATTGCTATGTGCTGCTTGAATTCCATTTTCTGTTCCACAAAGCTGACAGGAGAGAGCCGCCACTAATTTTAGCAGTTTCTGGCTTCTCACATACTTGTGTTTCGGGTATTGCATATTCTTTGGTGTAAAACTTGTGGTTGTTTTCGCACTGGCGCTTGCGGCTGACGAATTCAGGGTTTGATCGGGTATCTAAAACTTTGAGGGTTTCAGAGCCACAACGGGGACACATCATGCCAATCCCCTTTCTGTTTCTATTGTCACGACACCATGAATGGCAGTCATTAGCTGGTAGCCGCCAAATTTGCCATGCAACATATCGGCAAACTTCTCATGAAATCCCCTTGATAAACCATCGGTAAATTCTTTAATTGCTTCAACTTGAATCATTTTTGATGTTTTTATTGTCAGGAAATATTGAATTTCATCCTCATTTACAGGGCAAATTGCATTGAATTTGATTTTGTAAGTGTTCACAACAATGTCTCCTGTTCCATAGGTTGATAAAAATTCCATTGAGATGGTGCGTTGTGCGCCTCAATCCTTGACCGCATGACTTGCGCCCTGGCTTCTTTGGTTGGTGGCGGGTAATTGCCATGCTTCCAATTGACATCGATGCCAACATTTCTGCCGATGTTGGTGCTGTCAGCTGATGCAAATGGCAGTTTTGTAAAGATTGCAGGGTCTAACATCCTTAAACCATGCAATTTGCAAGAGGGTCTGCCCATGTCATCACAGATCACCCGCATGGCTTGCCCCATCTTTATCCACCAGTTCTGTGTTCCAACTGTGGAAAACTCGCCTGAACTGCCAATGCAAACTCTGACATATGTGTTTGCCAGTTGTTCAAGACGCTCAAGTGATTCGTGCATATGCCAAACTGGTGCGCCAAACCATGTCGGCAAAGGGCAATCTCTAAGCAAAGCATCATTGTCTGCCTCATTCCCATCAATCACATCGGGGATAACTGCAAAGTCACACGATGGGACTTTCTTTAGATTTAGCGCCCAATCGTAAAAGGGCTGCCAATCTGTAATTGGCTTGCCTGACCGCCAAGCTGAAAATGCCCCGTTATCTATTGCAAAGGATTGAGCCACCTCAATGGCTGTGGATAACTGATCTGAATGGGCAAACGAAACAAACGCATGACCATTTTCGATGGCTTTGACAGCAACTGTTGCGGGTGTAATTGGTAGGCCGTGATAGTGAATCATGTCTCAATCCCCTTGTTTGCCATCCATGCCAAGAGCCATTCAATGAACTCTGAGCCTTCTTCTTTGGTAAATTTGTGGCTTTGGAGGCCAAGCTGGACAACTCTTTGCCCGTCAAGGCTCGGTGCAATCTTGCCGATCTTGCGACCAGTTTCATGCGCCCAGGCATCGATGAGCAATCTTTTCCAATCTTCTGCTGTCCATTCAGAGCCAACTGCCTTCATTTCTTTGTGTACTTTGTCGATCAGGGCATGGAACATATCATTCTGATCTGTGCTGCGGGTGGCTTTTTTAACCTCTAAACGCAACTCCTGACCAGCTTGTAAGTTTTCTTTAATCTTTGCCCACAAATCCTTTAATGCTGAATGGGCTTGTTGTGGATTGTTTAATCGAATAATCATTTGACCACTCCAATCATTCGTAAAGCCGCTTCAGGGCCATCTATTCTTGCCAAGGTACTTCCAGACCAATTCTCAAAAAAGTCGGCTTGTAGCTTCGTTAAACGCTTTTTAGAGTCCGTTTTTATCTCAACCAAGAATGAGTGACCCTTGTAGCCAACCAATAAGTCAACAGGTAAACCAATAATCCAAACATAAGCGCCAGCGGCTCTCAGGGCTGAGACTATCTGCTCTTGATTTGCATCTACACGGGCGGCATATCTCATTTTTTGTCTTTTTGTTCGTTCATGCGTTTTTTCAGATCGTCAGCAGCCGCTGGGCCTCGCCTCTTGGCAATGTCCATTAGGGTTTGTTGCCACCAGTACTGGGCTTCTCCCCTGCCCTCCTCCAAGACTTTCTTGCGATAACGCCTGATCCATTCCATTGCTTCCGTCTGCTTCATAGTCTCCAGTAAGTTCAAGCGCTCTGAGGATGACAAATTCGCTAAATTGTTGGCCTTCTTTGGCTCGATCAAGAATTCTGTTTGCTTCATAGTGATTCACTTAGAATTCTCCAAGCTGTTGCGGCACAAAGTGGGACTTGTCCATTTCCAATGGCTTTAAGTCTGTCCACTCTAGAGGCCACCCCATCAGCCACTCGACCCATGTTGGGTTCAATTTGCCACCAGTCGCTGCTCCCACCATCAGCGCCAAACCAGGGGATTCTCGTTTGTTTAACTGTCTGGTCATTGATTCCTGAGTACCTGTGTCCTTGTAATCCCTTGTAACTGGAGTGGGCCATTTCTTCATTCTTTTGGGTGTCAAACTGCCCCCAATCATTGCTTCCGCTTCTTCCAATGTTGTTGTCCCAATTTCCACCATTTTTCTCATTTGCTTGATCATTCCTTCTGATCTTGCTTGTGATGCTGTTGGAGTAGGCCAATTTTTTTCCAACAATCCAAATTCTGTCCCTCTGATGGTTTGCTCCAACATCCGCTGCTCCCAACACTCCCCATCTCGCATCAAACCCCATTGAGGCCAAGTCTCCAAGAACTCTTCCAAGTCCCCTAGAAGTGAGCATTGGTGAGTTTTCCACGAAAACGAATTGGGGTCGAACTTCGTGAATGATCCTCGCCATTTCTCGCCACATTCCAGAGGCTTCTCCGTCAATTCCTGCGCCTTTTCCTGCGGCACTAATGTCTGTGCATGGAAAGCCGCCAGATACAACGTCAACAATTCCTCTCCACGGCTTTCCGTCAAAGGTTTGAACGTCATCCCAAATCGGGAAAGGCGGGAGAAGCCCGTCATTTTGTCGGGCGCACAGTACGCTTGCGGGATATTGTTCCCATTCGACTGCACAGACTGTTCGCCATCCGAGGAGTTTTCCTCCAAGGATTCCACCGCCAGCTCCTGCGAACAAAGCGAGTTCATTAAGGCTTTGCTTATCAGCCATGACATTAAAAAATCTCTTTGTCGTCATACCACTGCGCCACAGTCTTTTCTTTTAACTCTGGCAAAGGCTTGGCTCTGGGTTTGCTCTCAGTATTCCATTGATGAAATGAGCATTTTGGGCTGTCAATTTTGACCGACCAAAGGTTTGTGCAACCAGGCACTGTGCAAAGGCTTGGATTGCGGTCATCAATTGTTTCGTATTTGGTTGGTTTAGCAAATGTCATTTGGCATATTTCCCATCAATAATTTTGGCAAAGTTTGTGGCGTTAACAATCCACTCCAGATCAGGCATCCATGTTCTTTCTTTTGATTGAAAGCCAGTTGCCAATTTAGTGTCGTTAGCTATGTAAGCAAAAAAAGAATCCCACCACTTCAAACCATCTTCTAAAGTTTTGTAGCCTTCAGGTGAATAGTTTGATGGTTTTGCAGCTTGCTTCCATCTGTTTTTTAAATTTACTTGGCGATTGCCTTCCCAAACCCTTGGTTGAGAAAGATGTGATAAATGCTTTTTGTAAAGATTCAAAATTTGCTTATGTGGACAGTCGGGCAACTTCGTTGACGACAAAGATGCGATAGCATCTAAATCTGTCTCTCTCTCTGTCTCTGTCTCTGTCTCTGGTAGATCATGTTGATATCCATTTGATATCGGATTGATATCATCTTGTTCCAGCCAGTGAGACAACTCGATAACGATTTCTTTAGTTTTAACTTCTGTCAATCTAAGACGAAAAGCAAGGGTTTTATTGTCAGGGATTCGCCCTTCGTTTTCACTGGCAATCAACCAAAGCATGACCAAGACTTTTGCAGCCAATGGGTCTAATTCATGCCATTCAAGGTCGTCAAGAATGTCACGATACAGCTTCACCCAAGGAGGCCGCCTGTCCTTGAAATGCTGAAACTTTGTCCAATTTTTAATTCTCATAAAAGCCCAAAAAAAAGGGCTACACCTGAAGTCTCACCCTTGCGGATGTTGGCGGACTGGCGTAGTAACCAGCAGACTTCATGTGTAACCCTACTACATTAACACCGCCAAGTGTTTTCATAATCTTACTCTAAAAACCAATCAGGCCGCAAGATCATCAATTGATAAAGCCGACCAGTTGGAATGGTTTTCCAATTGTGTACTGCTGCCCTGGTGATGCCCAAGATGCGAGCAAGCTCACTCTGTGAGCCAGCCAATGTGATAGCTTTTTGTTTGTCCATACAATTAGTATAGCAAAATAAACAAATACATATTTGCAAAAAAGCAACATTAGGGAAAGTCCTAATAAAAAAACATTGTTGCGTGTTTAGTTTGATGTACACTTGCGCCATGCCCTGAACTTCTTGGGGTCTTTTTAGGAAAGCAAATGATTGATACCAAACTCCAATACTACTTTGACGATGTTGTCTCTTATGACAACGGCAACACTGTTGAAAACGTCAAAGTTGGTTACGACTACTACCCTGAAGAAATCAACTACCCAGACGCACCAGACTATGCAGAAATGTTTGATGTGTTTGTGTTTGATGCACAAGGCAAGCACATCACTTACGACATTCCTAGTGATGAATACACACGCCTGATGCAAGAAGTCAAATCCAACTTTGCTCAAATTCAGAAAGACCGCAATGAAATCTAAGATCATCACAACTTTGGTTGAATGGACTCTTGCCATCATTATTTTTGGCGGCTGGGGCGTAATGCTTGCATGGAGAGGGTAATCATGCTTGACCACATCAAAAACTATTTCAGACTGCCATCACCAAAAGAACTGGCTGCCAAAGAACTTGAAATGGCACAGCGCAAGCTGCTAGAGGCTCTCAGTGCCAACGATTATGCAAAGCGCATGGCTGAGTATCACCAAGACCGAATCAAACGCCTTACGGCTTATTTAAAGGAAGAATTATGAGCATCGCAAATTTACTGACGTTAAACGTCAACGAACACACAGAGAAGAAAGCCAATCTGACTTATCTGTCTTGGGCATGGGCTTGGGCAGAAGCACTCAAGGCAGATCCCAAAGCTACTTTTGTAGTCAATATGTTTGGTGACAAATGTTTCATGGACATCAACGGCACAGCAATGGTCTGGGTCACAGTCACCATGTTTGACAAGCCAATGACTTGCCAGCTTCCTGTGATGGATCATCGCAACAAAGCCATCGTGAACCCAGATGCTTTTCAAGTGAACACAGCCATCATGCGTTGCATGACCAAGGCACTCAGCTTGCATGGCCTCGGTTTATACATTTATAACGGTGATGATTTGCCCTCTTTTATAGAGCCTGAGTCAACCATTGAGCCTGACACAATGACAGATTTGTTTGCGGCTATTGACAACGCCACAACACAAGACGAACTAAAACTGGCTTACAAAATCGCTTATGCCGCTTGTGATGGTGATAAGACTTGGCAGATGAAAGTGATTGCAGCCAAAGACAAAGCAAAGGCCAAATTATGAAAACACCTGAAGATGAAGAATTTGACCGAATCTTGCGTATGAATGCTTTGTATGAAGTTTATAGGCTTGGACAAGAAATAGAAGCCACTGGTCAACCATACCATTGGGAATCCGATGCCATCAAAGCAGCTGTGCTGATTGAACGTGAGGAATGTGCAAAGTTGGCAGAACAGCGATTGAATTGGGGTACTGCCTTTGCCATCCGAGCAAGGAGCGACACATCATCAAAACGTGTCGATATAAGCGGAGAACATAAACATGATAATTAAACGCAACATGGCTATTGACAGCCTGACCAAAGTCTGCGAGGAAAGTCTTGCATTAATTAAAGAATTGATCGAGGCCGACAACGCTGTATATGGCAAAGGCTTTGAAGATGGCATGGCAGCACAGGCCAAGATTCAGCAAACACTAAGACCTTGGGTTGACTTAACCAATGAGGAACTAACAGATTTGTTTTACAACAAAAACTTAGGCCAAGAAAGTGCAGTTGGTCAGGCAATTGCTTTATTAAAGGAGAAAAATCAATGATTGAAATGATGGATCAAGGGTCGGAAGAATGGTTCACCATTCGCATCGGAAAAGTTACCGCATCCCGTGTAGCTGACGTTATTGCCAAGACAAAGACAGGTTATAGCGCAAGCCGTGACAACTACATGGCCCAGCTGGTGTGCGAACGCCTGACGGGTCAAAAGGGTGAGAGTTTCACCAATGCTGCCATGCAACATGGCACAGACACAGAACCCCTTGCCAGAGCCGCTTATGAGGCTCTCAAAGACGTTTTAGTTGATGAAGTGGGGTTTGTACCCCATCCCACAATTAAGATGGCTGGCGCTTCTCCTGATGGCATGGTGGGCGAGGATGGTCTCTTGGAAATCAAATGCCCCAACACAGCCACGCACATTGAGACTTTGCTGAGTCAATCAGTGCCAGGCAAGTACAACACCCAGATGCAATTCCAGATGGCTTGCACAGGGCGTAAATGGTGTGACTTTGTGTCTTTTGACAATCGTCTGCCAGAGGAACTTCAATTGTTTGTGATGCGAGTCCCACGGGATGAAGTGTTTATCAGACTAATAGAAGCGGAAATTGTCCAATTCATTGCCGAACTGGATGACAAAATTAACAAACTTATGAAAGTCAAGAATGTCTAAACTTTACGAAATTACCGTTGTTTCAGGTAAATACAAAAATAAAGATGGTCAGGAAAAATCACGCTATCAAACCATCGGCTCGGTTATTGAGACCAAGAACGGCCCAATGCTCAAACTGGACATGATCCCTTTTGTTGAGGGTGGATGGAACGGCTGGGCATACATGAATGAACCAAAGCCTAAAGATGATTACAAGGGCTTGCCAAAAGACGAGGAAGATATCCCATTTTAAGTAACAGGGGCATTGCCCCTAACAAGGAGAAATCATGGACTATAAAGACGCATTTAAAAGAATTTTCGCCATGCCCGAATTCCCAAGAGTCAGGGCAAATGATCCCCTAACATCGTTTGAGGCAGCCGATTCAATCAAAGAATCTGCCACTCAGCACCACCAGACAATCTTGGAATGTCTGCAAATCCATGGGCCTTTAGGCAAGGATGGTATATCGGCCCACACCGATCTTGATGGCAATCAGGTTGCTAGGCGGCTCAACGAAATGAAAATAATGGGCTTAATTGAACTGACAGGCAACACAGTCAAATCCAACTCAGGCAGAAGTGAAAGGGAATGGCAAATACTTGTCACAAACTAAGCCTAATATTTCATTGCAACAATCGGTTGCGTAAGGGGAACAACATGAAATTTGAAATGGAATTTGGATGGACAGGCAATGAGAGCATTACGATCACCACCTTTGATTTCGACAAGATCAGTATTCTGCAAGCCTTCATCAATCATCAGGAATCGACAGGCTGGTGCGGTGATGAATATGAAGACTCTGACGACTTTGAAGATGATGATACAGAAGAAGAACTTGAGGGTTCAGAATCACAAAAGTAAATGAAACTTATAGGTTTTATTTGGCTAACAAGTAAAGCCCTATATTTGAAAATGCATAACCCGCATAGACAATAGCCATGTGCGGGTTATCTTTCCATAGCTGCTCACCAGCAATGTAGGCATAGATTGCCCCTGTGAGGATGATTAGCCAGGCGCTCATTAAAAGGCACTCACATCTATTACTTCGCCCCTGAACTGGATGCACCCTTCAGAAAAGGCATGAATTAACTCAGGCCAAAGCAATTCACCATTAAAAAAAGTCAGCACTGCAAAGCCTGACCTGTGATTATTTGGATTTAACTCAGCGTATGTAAATTGAGGGCCATCTGGTTCGGCTAACGTCCCTGTATCTACTCCATATCTAATCCCGTTGTAATCGCTAAATGGAGTGACCTTCAAGCTGTGCAAATGACCCGTTATACATGAGACCCCGCTTGAAAGCGCATTGTTATGGGTGGCATGAATTCCCCCCTTATATCGGTGCTTGATAATCACTTTTGGGGTAGGCCAACAAGCCCAACAGAACTCCCAATCGGGAATGTGATCTGTAATCTTAAAGCCTAGAACGTCTTTGTACTGCGGTGCGTGTTGCGCCAGTCGGTTAGCAAATCTAGCGTCATGGTTGCCCCAAGTATGAATTAGTCGGACATTATGGCGTTCTACAGACGCTTTCTCTTCAATTTCACCTAACGCACCTTGACAGGCCTTTAACTCTTGAATGACTGTCGTAGCTGGCTGATCGGTCGGATCATGGCGACTAATAGACGCACCATCAAAACTGTCTCCATTTGCAATGACCGCTTTTGGAGATAGTGTTTCAATAGCCCATAGAAGCCCCTTAAAAGCTGTTGTGCGTTGACCAGGTATAAAGTGCGCGTCAGAAAACACAATTACTGTGCCATCAAGTATGCCAAGGTCAATCTGTTTTAAAGGAGAGAACGATTTTGGTCTTGTAGCATCATATTTGACACTACGAATGTCTATGCCGTCTAATTTGACATTGACTCGTTCTTCCATTCTTCTTCTGCGGTAGTTAACAGCCCTCTCTGTCACACCTAAAATCTTTGCTATTTTTGTAACAGATTGGTGAGCATCCCACAGTTCCATAAACTGCTCATCGGTACAAGAATTTAATCCATTACTTGATACCATAAGAATCCTTAGAGAGCAATTGCTCAAGCAGATTGATTACTCGGTGTTCTTGTTTTTCTATTTCTTCAACTGACGATTTGGGGTCTTGTGCCACTGTCATAAGGTCATGCAAAAATACATGAAGCACCTCGTGCAAAGCTGTCGAATCAAGGGACTGCTGGTCTATCTTCTCTGCACCGAAATCGCCTAGACGATAGGTGGCCAGCCTAGCAGCCTCATTAAACTCAACAGAAGCCATTGCTTGCTTTGCAGGCTTCAATCCTTTCTCAATGCGCCAGTCATTGAGGTTAAGGATTTCTTGCCATTTCTTCACACATAATGCAAAGAAACGTGCATCTTCTGGTGTCGGAATGTTAGACATTTCAACACCTTAGTGAATATTTGTGACGTTATTATTTAAATAATGGGGCAGTTCTAAGATAAAAACACTGCTCGCTCATCAATTCTGCGATTTTGTAAGCCTTTGAGAACTTTGCCGCCAGCCATGCAATACTTCAGCAGTTCCTCGGCAGCACCCTCCATGTCACCACGCAACACTTTTTGGCGCAGGGTTGACCTCTGGAGTGTGCCAAGTCCTACATTGAAAGCAAATGAAACCAGTGCATCAAACTGTCCTTGAGTAAGAGGCACAGGACAATAAGTAGCCACGCCTTTCTCAAACCGAGCAAGGTCTGCCCTAAGTATTGCATCGACTTCCTCCATTGAGTGTTTACGCATG